GTAATCAAAAATTTTTTCTAGTTCTTTATTACTGTATATCTGACCTTCAACAAACTTTTCATTTTTTTTTACTAAATGTCCGTAGCCTATTGTGGCAAAACCAAGATGGTCTTTATAAACTTTATTCCGATATCCTTCTTCTTCTTTTAAATGTTCTTTTAATTTTTCTATATTCATAATGTACCACCAAAACTTTCTTTACTTTTTTCTATTTCCTTACGCATAATTAATTTTACTTTTTCTAAATAAACTATCGCATCCCATAATTCTTCTTGAGCATCATCAATCCAAGCGACTGTTGGTTTTTTTGTTTCAGTCATTGTTAAACCAAATTTTTTAATTCCATTCTCTGAACGCAATGCCATTCTTTGCAAAATGTTTGCGATTAATTTATCTTTTGTCATATTTCTCCTTTAGTTCTATCATACTTATAAAATTATGCCCTTGTATATGTCCGTCTGCTAATAACAACTGTGAAACACCATAAGACCAACCATTTGCATTGTTCATAGCATAGTTTTCAATATGTCCAAACTCCATAGCAGTACCAACATTAACAATCTTAACATAATTACCACGACCTAATTTACTTGCTCGCCATGACCTTTCTCTATGACTATGCCCAAATACTATATCATGCGTAGCACTATTTGATATCTGACTAGCTTCTGCCATTTTTCCGCCTATTTCTCGCCCCATTTCATTCAGAGGAACATGAACGAATGCAACTCCTTTTATAAAGTAAAAATCGCCATACTCACTAATACCCCAACCTCGTGAGCGCCATAGTGTTTCGTATTGCTGTGAAAAAGCACCAACAACTTCTTTATGTTCGTTTTCATAACGATATAATCTTACTTCGTGGTTACCTAAACAATAGTGTTTATAGCATTCATGGTTTCCTATACCTTTGTGTAATAATTCTAATGCTTCTTTAGTAATTTGTATATCCGCTGATATAGGTGGTTTAGCTCCGCCTTTAACTGTATGATTTTTATCAAAAGTGCCAACTGAATCAAAAGAACAGAAATCTCCAATGCATACGACATAATCAGGTTTGTATTCATTAATTTGTTTTCCAATCCAATAAAATCTATCAATGTTTTCATCTGGTGAGCAATGTGCGTCTGGGATTACAAATACTTTTGTTGGGTTTGAAAATGTTGTTGATTGAGCTGCTATGCGTACTATCGGTTTTTTATATTCTTCTATTATTACTTGTGGTTTTACTTCTTTATAACGATGCCATTCAATAGTCCAATGAGAACTTTGCAATGCAAGTTTTTCTATTTTATCTATTTTTCTTTGTAAAGTTGTTCTTGGAATATCAATTAATTTTTCAACAATTTTTTTTGCACCTGTTGGATTATTAATTCCGCCTTTACCCTGTGGAGGATAGCCTTTATCTAATGCTTCGTGTAGTTTTTCTTGGATAAGTTTTAACTCGTCCCACTCTTTGTCGTCCATAAAGAACTCCTAATTGAACATTCGTAGTATCCAATTTAAAAATTGAGAGCCAATCATAAAACCAATAGCCCATAGAATATAATTAAGTCTGTTAATGTCTTTTTGTATATGTGATAAATGATTATTTTCTATCCTATCTATTTTATCGTAGATATGGATAATATGTTCTTTAGTAGTTTTAGGTGCTAATTTCGGCATTTGGTTTGCATATCATCACTAAAGATATTCCTCTGTCTTTTAATTGTTGATTTAATTCTAACACGATACTGTCAACAGCATTATCACAAGTTTTGAAATTTTCAAACTCTAAAGGTAATGTTCCGTTAATCGTACACATAGGATTAATAGATAAACCTAGTACGCACATGATTGTATAAATAGACCACATTAACCTTGTCTATTATATTTTTTCCATGACTTCAATTTATGTTTATTTTTTGGCTTAGAACGAGATGAATTTCCTATGCTTGTTCGTTTTCTAACTTTATCAAAACCTTTTTTAATTATGGTTTGTTTAGCCATTCAATTGACTTAATGGATTTTCTAAAGTTAATTTAATTCTTTTATCAATTTTTTCTTCTAACTGTTTCATTTCATCTTTTAATTCATTTACAGTTTCTTTTAAATCTTTTGCATTATCTCTACTATCTTGTTTAACTCGTTGCTCAACATCTTCAACGATAGTTTCAATTCTACGGACATCAGCTTTTAAATCATTTTTTAATTCTTTTGCTACATCGGCAACTAATTCAACCTCGCCTAATATAATTGATATTTCAGATTGCAACATTTCTGTTTCTAATTGTATAAGGTCTAATCTTTTATCAAAGCCACTTAGATCTGGTGCAGTATAATTATCAATTTTTTTTTCCATATTTAAAAATTTTTGATAATAAGTAAAGCCACCCCATAACACACCGACTAAACTACTTATAATAGTTAGCACTACAAATATGCGTCCACCTCTAAATTTAATTCCTGCGACTTCTAATTCTGCCATTGACTATCAATCATTTCATTCATTAATCCATCACTCCCTGCGAACAACAGATAACTTGCCATATTATTATCAGAAATAACGGTATCAGGCAAAGATAGATCTGAAAAAAAATCAACTCTATCATTTAATGCTTGTTGAGATTCAAAAAAAGTTTTAGTGTTACCTAATACTTGCATAACAACCAATGTTTTAGTTTGGCTTACATCATCATATCTTTTTTTATTGTCTATTTTTTTCATAATTTTTTTAACAGCTTTTTCTTTAGATGATTCTTTCTTGGCTATTTTTTTCGGTTTTTCAGTTTCTTCTTTTTCTTCTTGTTTTTCTTCTTGGGGTTTTTCTTCTTTGTTTGCAGTTACTTCGGTTTCTGATTCAGATTCTTCTTCCTTTACTTCTTCTTTTGCTTCCGTTTCTTGCGGTGCTTCTTCTTTTATATCTTCTGTTACCTCAATGGTTTCTTCAACAGTTTCCTCAATCTCTAACTCTAACTCTGCTTCAATCTCTATTTCCATTTCCATAACTTCTAATTCTATTTCTGCCATTTCTATTTCTTCTATTTCAACAACAACAGCTTCATAATCAACCTCATCAATTTGAATAGGCTCTAAAACAAACTCCTCATTCATTTCATTAGAATCAAATATATCCTCAACAACATCAATAACATCTTCTGGCGCATCAATATTTAAAGCAATAAACATTTCAACTGAGGTTATGGATTGCGTGATAATGGTATTGACAACATTATATAACACATTGACGGTAACGTCATCAAACAAGGGTCCTATACTAAGATTTATATCTCTACCTCCTATTTCAATAATGACTGTTGTTAAACTACCAGAAAAATCCCAACCACCTTCATAAGATTGATAACCAGAATCAGTACCACTAGCTGATAAAATATCAGTACCACTAAATACATTAGTATTTCCATTTTTGCCTGTGATGTGCATATAAATTGAATCAGATGAATCTTGTTTATCTACTTTAATAGAATAGTTGGTACGACCACCCTTATCAAAACTTAAATTAGAAATATCTACAGTTTGTATAAAAGTAGTACCCATACCCTCAACACCCATAGCAGAAGTAGTATTACCAGAGCCAGTTATTTGAGCGCATTTATCAGTTCCTAATTGACCACACCCAGAGCCACTAGGCATTGACGCACTTCCTTGACCTCCCCAATCAATATCCATATCGCCTTCTTTTGAACTAACAACATAATCATTATCGCCATCTAATAAATCGCCAGAGTCTTCGTTAGTAACAGTAGTTGTTGTGGTATCCGTTGTTGTTGTTGTCGTTACTGTGTAACCATTAGATTCATATTCAATAGTTTCCGTTATAGATTGTTCAATTATTTCTTCTATCGTTGGAGTACAAAGACCTATGGTGTCAGTATCACAATCTACAGCTTGACTAGAAAAGGATAGGGAAACCGATATACAAAGCCATAGCCATAACAATAAATTTTGCGAATTCTTTTTCACTATCTATCTGCTCCTTTGATTTTACAATTTTTTCTTTTTGATTAAAAACAACACTTCCAACAGGAACAAATTCTGGGTTTTTTTCCCAACCTTTTTTCGCTTCTGTACCTATCTTAGAATCATATGGGCAATAAGTTCCTGCAAACCACATAGCATCAAACACTCTATGATCAGTACATAATGTTGATACAGCGGCTACTTTCATACCCATAGAATATAAACTACGAGCAAGTTTTATTCTTTCGCAATTTTCATCAGTGATTGTGATACCACTAGCAATACCAAAAATTTGGGTTTGTACTGCGCCACTTGTAGCTGTCTTACAAATATCTGAATTATTTACAACGACACTCGGTGCATTTGCAGTCGGTGGTGCTTTGTCCGTTACTACTGTGCTTGATACTGTGTTCGTATCTGCCGCATGAGCATGATTCATTAGACTACTTAAAAAAAATATTAATATAGATGATAATACTAATCCTATAATAAAAGGTTTAATCATTTCGCTGTTGTTGGTACACCCTCTGATGATACAAAAGGCGAAGAAGCAAAACACATATAAATTATTGTATCTCCATTTCCATTTCTTGCGTTAGACGTATTTCTTAATTTAAAACCATTTGATAAAAAATCTAAAGCACCATCTGATGCTTCTGCACCGCTATCATTTGCTTTTAATCTTTGAGACGCTCTATTAATAGGGTCTCTTTTAGTATCAAATAAATGCCAATCATCTCCAGAATCAGTTATATTTTTTACTAACAACCAAGCTGGTTTAAATCCTGTATAGATAAATGGCCCATCTGCATTACCATTACCTGTGTAGCTACCAATTTTACTGTAGCCTTGTATTGAGCGAAAACAGTATGCAACATATTTAATATTTTCTTTAGCTGATGCTGAAGAATTAGCCCCTCCAATAACAGTAGATGTAGGAGCGGAATTAAAAACTGTACCTCCCGCATCTGTTGCTTTTGCAATAGTAGTATTTAACTGTAAATAATCTGTGTTAAAATTAAAAGTTATTGCAGATGTTCCTACATACCAA